TTATGCTCCTAATTGAGCTTTTAATTTTTTCTTATCTTCAAAATTGAGAATATTTATGTTGTATTCGTTTAATGCTTCTTGGTATTCATCTTTCAATTCTTTATATCCATCAGAACTTATAATGATTGATAAGCTTTCATTTCTACCATAACGTATTGTACGATTTTCTGTTGTATCTAACCAACTAGAAAGTATAAAATGTAGTTTGTCTTTTGTTATTTTATTATGAACTTGAACTAATTTGTATTTCCCTTTAGACATCGCTAAAAAATTAAATTTATGCTCTAATCTTGATTTACCAGCTATAGATAGGTCAGGGAATACATTATATTCAGAGCTTTCATTGAAATAACTTTTTACATCTTCTAGAAAATGAGACTGGACTGTTTGTGGGTGTAACAGTGATAGGTCATAAACATTAAGAAGTACTTGTGTCATATCGTGTATCGCTTGTCCTAAATTATGTTTTTTAGCTTTTTTTATTATTTCATCACCCATTAATTCTAATCCGTTATAGTTTAAGATAGATTTTAATAAATGGTGACGTTTATTTTTTTTTGTTAAATCAATTCCATTTAACTGCAAATCCCAAAGAGTAAAACCGTCATCAGTAAGAATATAATATTTACCATCATATTTTATTGTAAAAGAAATACCGTCTCCGTAGGTGTTGACAAAAGGTGTAATTACCTCTTGACTGTCGCCTTCCAATAGATTAACATGTGTATTCTCTTTTATGTATTCTATATATGAATCTTTTATTTTATTGCTATCCATTGTAAGAACACCTCCTTTTACTTTATTATATAAGATTTCTTTGTATTTGTATAGAAAGATTATCGTTTTTATCAGTATTTGAGAATTTTAATATTGAGTCTAATATTATTATAAAATCATTAGTATTTTTAATGTTTTCATAAGGTAAAGGAAAGGCTTTGTAATGAGTGTATCCGTCATTTTTATCTATATATTCTTGTTCAGAAAATATATTTATTCTATTTCCACGTACTATTTCACCATCAGCATTTTTATGAAAGTTGTTATTTAAATTAATTCTGAATAGTGTGTGATTATAACGAACTTCTCTAAAGTTAAATACTTTACTTCTTAGTGAATACTTATAAGATAAAATAAATTTTTCACCTGTTGTGGATTGAATTTTTATATCACCACTTGTATGTTCATCTTCTTTTATTGTTTTATTATGTTTTTCAAATATAACCTTTAAAATACTCAAAAGATCCTGAGCTTCTTTATCTGTTAGATATAATTCCATTTTACCCTCCCTTTAAAACTTCCTTCTTAACTCAACAACTCGTCCAACTATCACTACTGGTTTAGTAACAACTTCTTCGTTTGAAAAATACATAGGTGAGTATTCTGAATTGTTAGATATTAACATTATTCCATTATCAAGCTTTTCAAACTTCTTACATGTGGCATCATCTCCATTTACTAGGGCGATAACCACATCTCCATTGTTAGCTGTTGATTGTTGTTTTACGATAACAGTATCTCCATCATTAATATCTGGTTTCATACTATCACCTTTTATCTTTAACCCAAAGAATTCACCTTGATTCTGCCATGATTGAGGTATCTCCTCGTAGTCTAGGATATCTTCTACAGCTGAAATAGGTATTCCTGCTGCTACTGTTCCTAACACTGGAATTTTTATTCCTTGCGGTGTAGGTGAGTCTTCTTTAGTAAATTCTTCTGAAATTTTATATTTTGGTACATCATAGCCAAGCAACCAAGCTTCTGAAACACCAAATACTTTTGATAATAAAAATATCTTTTCGTTATCTGGATTTGATTTACCGTTTACGTATTGTGATAAATGGCTTTTATAAAATTTTATATTATATTTTTCTTGAAATGGTTTTGCTAAATTAAGAACGTCTATCTGTCTTAATTTTTTTTCTTTCATTATTTGATTAATTCTTTCAGTAGAAGTTGCCATAACTTTTTTTACCTCCTGTTTGATACTATAATATCATTATTTGAACAAAAGTTCAAGATGAAAGTTCAAAAAAATTGAATTTTTGTGTTGACAAATAAAAAGTGATAGTATATAATAAAATTAAGTTCAAAAGATTGAACTACGAAATTAGAAAGGAGATAAAATGGAATTTAACTATGATAAACTATTAGGGAGAATAATAGAAGTATATGGAAATCAAAGTAATTTTGCTAAAGATATGAAGCTTTCTGAACGTAGTATATCCTTTAAATTAAATAATATAAGACGATGGAAAGATACGGAAATAAAATTAGCCATGAAACTTCTAAAAATACCTGAAAATAAAGTTCACTTATATTTTTTTAGCGAATAAGTTCAAGTAATTTGAACAAAAAATTATTTCTAATAGAGGAGAAAGGAGGAGTGGGGATGGAGATAAAAACTGAAACTATTGTAGATGGAAATAATGAACTTGTAGATGTTAAATACACAGAAGTTAATACTCTTGATAAATTTTCTCTTAAAGAAGAAGAACCGATTAGAAATGAGATTATTAATGTTTTAGCGAAGCATAATCTTCCATATTGGAAAGCTAGAAAAGTCTTAGAAAGAACTACAGATTTTCTAGTTAAAGAATCTGTAGTACAGGAGATTAAATAAGGAGGAAAGAATGGAGAAACTAATATTAATTGCAGGTGCGATATTTATTGCAAAAAAATTAATAGACCACGCAAATGAGCGTAAGTCTATTAAGATTGATTCTAATCTTCTTGGTGCAACCATTTATGGTACTCTTCAAGCAGACCTAAAGTAATTTTTATCGATATACCGCCAACTTGATTTCCTAAACGGGTTCTATCGTCTTCTTGATTTCTAAAAACTTCGACACTTTTATCGGCTTCGTTGGCGATTTTAGAAATTTTATCAGGTGTTAGATTGTTAAGAAAATCATTAAAAATTTTAACCATTATAATTCACCTCCTTCGAGGTAATTATATCATAAATTAGTGAAAGGAGGGGAGAGGATGGATATAAAGAAAATTATATTTCTAGATGATACTTATCTAGAAGATTGTACTTTGTCAAATGATATCCCAAAAAAAATAGCCGAAGTATCAAGTAGCTTTGTGAAAATAACTACCAATAAATCGACTATACAATATGTAAATTTAGATTACATTCAGATAATTATACCTAAGAATTTAAAAGTTATTTCTTCTTAGACGTTTTAGTTTGTGATAGAGCACTCGCTGCTACTGATTTGGAATTAAACTTAAACAAATTGAAAGAAGGTGATTAAAAATGGAAGAAATTTACGACGCTTATTCAGATAAAAAGAAGAATCCAGATCATTGGGTTAAACGAGCCATATTACGGAAATTTTTAGAGATGGATAAGTCAAAAGACAAGTTCAATAAATTTATTAAAGAAATAGAAGGTCTAGAAGATTCTTATCTATTCATCCAGGGGACTTTAACAACAAATAAAACATTTAATAAAGTTAGAATTTACAATTATATAAATCAAAAAAATAGAGAGAAGGAACGACAAAATGCTTAAAAGAAAAATAAAAAAAGATAAATTACACATTATATATTGGACAATCGCTGTAGTAAGTGTATGTTTCCTTACTTTAACAAACATTGATTGGAGACAGATTGCAGGATTTTCTACTGGATTCGGATTTTTAATCCAAGGACTATTTGATAAAGATTTCAGTAAAAAATATTTTTAGGAGGAATGTATGAATAAATTTAAAAAATTATTTTATAGAAGAGGATTTGAACTAATAGATGATATGAACGGAGAATTACCTATTAAATCTACAGTCCATAGTGCAGGTGTTGATTTTATAGCTAGTCAAGAAATTGTGATCCCTGCATTTAGATTTAAAGGTGAAGCAACTTTAGTGCCTACTGGATTAAAAGCATTTATGCCAAAGAATGAATGTCTATTAATATTTGCTAGAAGTAGCTTACCAGTTAATCTTGGTCTAATAATGAGTAACGGTGTAGGGGTTGTAGATTCAGACTATTACAACAACTCTAAAAACGAAGGACATATATTATTAGAGTTTAACAATTTAACAAATAAACATTTAACAATTAAAAAAGGTGAAAGAATTGGACAAGGTATTTTCTACAAAGTTCCTAAAGTAAGTTATGGAGTTAGATTAAAAGGAGATAAGCGTGGTGGAGGATTTGGAAGTACAAATAAAGAATAGTTTTAGTGAAAAACAAATGGAAATACTAAAGCATCTAAATGATTATGGTGTTAAGGTAGAACCTTATGTAAAAGAAAAGTTTCCAACAGGATTTGAAAGTTATGAATTATTTGAAGTACTAGCAGAATATTTCACTCACACTGCTGAATTATTAAAACAAAAGTATTTAGAAGAGGAGTGTTAACTAATGAATATTCCTAATTTTAGAGCATACGTTGATAAAAAAATGTATAAAGTGATTGGTTGGTATGGTGATTATATCACATTAGGAAGAAAGTATGAAAGCAGATATATTCAATCAATCAATGTTAAGAAAAATGATGTAATCATCATGTATGGAAGTGAATTAAAAGATAAAAAAGGAAATGAAATATTTAGTGGAGATATTGTTAAAAACACTGATAAAGATATTGGAATAGTGAGATATAAAGATGGAGCTTTTGAAGTAGATTTTAAGCAGTATATCCCAGCACAATTAGGACTGATAAATGATGATTTAGAAATAATTGGAGATATTCATAGAAATAAAAAATTACTAGATAAGATTATTAATAATAATAAAAAAGTTATTTGTTTAAATAACGTAGAAAACAGGATTAATAAAAAAAGGAAAAGAACGTCTAAATAGACGTTCAGCGATTACCTATAATATATCATAATTAATCCAAAAATGCAAGATTCCAAAAGAAAAAGGTGATATTTATGTTGTTATTTGATGAACAGCCAATAGTATTTGATAGGACGTTAGCAAGAGAAATTGGTGATAGATCAGCTACAGTATTGCAGCGTGTTCATTATTGGATAGAAATAAATCGGAAAAATAGAGATGAAAAAGCATATAAGGACGGACATTATTGGACTTATAAATCTATTAGAAGATGGTATGAAGAAGATTTTGATTACTTATCATTTTCTACAGTTAGAAGAACCTTTCAAGATCTAATAGAAAAAGAGTTTTTGATAACCGGAGATTATAACAAGTTTGGAGCAGACAGGACAAAATGGTATAGAGTTAATAAAGAAAAAGTTAAAGAACTTTATATAAAATTGGAAAAAGAGAAGAATAAAAAGCAGTTGTCAAATACAACAAATGCAAAAGCTCAAAATGAACCAATGCAAAACCTCAAAATGAACAATTCTGAAATGCTCAAAATGAGCCAACCTATACATAAGAATAATATAAGAATAATTAATAATGATTATATATCATCTCATTCTAATAATATTATATATAGCGAAGAAAAAGAGCAAATGGATGAGAGAGTGAATGATGAAAACAATAAAACTAATAGTCTTAAAAAGAAATACAACACACAGTATTTCAAAGACAGCTTTGGGTATTCCCGAGTCAGCATGAATAAACAAAAGGAATTAGACAAGTGGATTAAATACGCAGTTGATATTTGTTTAATGCCACCTGATACAAGACTTCACATAGGAAAACAGAGTGTAAAAGCTAGTGAAGTAGTAGAGAGATTAACAGAGTTGAGGCATGAGCATATTAATTATATATTTTCTAGATTAAGTCAAGTTAAGTATCCTACAAACCATCAGAATTATATGTTAGCGGTCCTATTTAATGCTAAAGATCAATACGAGAGTAGTATTTCAACATTTACAGGAGGTAAGACAAATAATATGCCTGGTAAATACGTTGTACCTGTTCCTGATTATTTAAAAGATAGGATATCAGGCAAGAGTAAAACAAAGGAGGAAAGAGTAGTTACTGATGAAGACGAAGAAGCATATAAGAAAATGATGAGTGAATTATCAAAAGGAAAAGAACGCAATGATGTTTAGTGATAATTTCTAACAGGAGGTTATCAATTTGGAATTTGTAGAACCACTTAGGACACAAGAGGAACTAGATGCAATGAATTATTATTTTAAAAGTAGGAGTGAGCGTGATTACTTACTTTACTACATGGGAATAAATGTAGCTTTTAGAATTAGTGATTTATTAGGGTTAAAGGTTGGTGATGTAAGAAACAGGGATAAGATAAGAAGACGTGAAATGAAGACTGGGAAGTTAAGAGAAATGGTTGTATTACCTAAATTAAAGCGTGTCTTAGATGAGTATTGTATGGATAAAGAAGATGAAGAATACTTATTTAAATCGACACGATATAAGAACTCTAACAGACCAATCACAAGGACACAAGCATATAGGATATTAAAGACTGGTGCTAAAGAGTGTGGGATAAAGAATATAGGTACACATAGTTTTAGAAAAACATTTGGTTATCATTTTTACAAAGAAAGTAAGGATGTAGTAACACTTATGAAATTATTCAATCATCATGATCCTAGTATTACATTAAGATATATAGGAATAGAACGTGATGAGATGAGTAAAGCAGTTAAAAAATGGGGTGGATTATAGACTTCATTTTAAAAATAAAATCTATTATGTAACCAATAAGGGAAACATTACATGGGTGAAAATGCAATATATTTAAAACACTGATAGCAGTAAGGTTTGAAGATATTAATTAAATGTAACACTTTATAAGATATGATACATACTTATATGATAAATTAATCACTCACTCATTCATTCAAAATATAAATTAAGGAGAAGAATTAATGATTAATAACGTAGTTTTAGTAGGAAGATTAACAAGAGATTTAGATTTAAGATACACTACATCAAATAAAGCAGCTGTTAATTTTACATTAGCGGTCAATAGAAACTTTAAAAATGAAAGAGGAGAATTTCCAGCAGATTTCATAGGTTGTACTGCTTATGGGAAACAAGCAGAGAATATGGCACGATTTCTAAACAAAGGAAGTTTGATTGGTGTAGAGGGTAGAATTTCTACAAGGAATTATCAAGGAAAAGACGGAAAGACAGTATATATTACAGAAGTGATTGCAGATAAAGTTAACTTCTTAGAGAGCAAAAAACAAGGTAATAACAATCAACAAGCATATCCAGATGCAAGCAATGTTACAGATTTCTATGATTTCAACAGCGAGTACAATCCATTTATGGAGCAATAACTAATATGTTTTCTTGGAAAGGATAGAATAAAAAATGGGAAAAAAGAAAATCATTAGAAATAATTTCAGTATAACAAAGCCTGGACAGAAGAAACTAACAAAGCGAGAAGCAATAGATTTAACCATAAATGAAATAGAAGAGAGCTACACTAAAAGATTAAATACAGAAGTTAATTTAAAAGTAGCAGATTTCATTGGAGATTTTTGTTTAGCGTTAGCATGGAGCTTAAGAAATAATCATAATTACGGAGCAAAAAGAATTGAACGTACTATTAGAGAATTATTTGAAGTAGTAAGTGATGCGAAAATGAAAGAAGCAGGACAGATACTATTTGATATGAGTGAGATTAAAGAACAGCTTTTAGTTGAAACTGGATTAGACATAGAACCTGTAATAGTAGAAGAAGTTAACAAGCATTTAACAAGGGTAAAGGAGTTTAAGGAAAATGAATAAAGTCGTAACTATTAAAGAAATGATTGAAACTATTAAAGAAAAAATGAACTGGAGCGAAGCTATTTTAGCAATCGAGTTAGGAGTAGATTCACAGAATTTATTAGCATGGAAAAGAGGAAGAACGCCACGATCTAAAAACTATAAGCGATTAAAAGAGATATATGAAAACTTAAGTAAAGATGATAAAGAAGATGAATTATCCTTAAAATTTAAACAAACAGAAAATAATATCTTAGAAGCACTTTCTGATGTAAATAATAATTTAAAAGAATCACAGGAAACTCTTAGTGTAGCACGTCGAGATTTAGCATTTGCAGAAGCTAATGTTAAAGCATGGGAAAACAAACAGAAACATTTAGAAAGCAAATTAAAAGGAATAAGAGAAGAATGGGAGAAAAACAATGTATAAAAAGTCAATGTTAAAAAATGCTAAAAGAGTAGACGTTATAGAAACAACTCCTGACAAAGTGGAAAGTTATATTAAAGCTTATAAACGCGGAGAAATAATAGATTTACCACCACTAGCAGAAAACGAGGAAATAAAAGAAATCAGTATTATTGGAGGGACAGCTATTATTTATGTTGATGATGTAGGAGGAGAACATGGCAAGGAATAAATTAATAGATCTAAATAATCATTTATTTGAAGCATTAGAAAGAATTAATGATGAAAACTTAAAAGGTGAAAGTTTACAAGAAGAAATGGCAAGAGCAAAAACTATTACAACTATAGGGAATACGATTATAAATAATGCAGGCTTAGCATTAGAAGCAGAAAAATATAAAAATGACTTCGGTAAAGGAGTTTCCTTGCCATTAATGATTGAAAATGCGAAATAGTGGAAGTTTTAAAAAAGGACATATTCCCTGGAATAAAGGCGTAACTGGGTACATGGGAGCTAACAGAACAAGCTTTAAAAAAGGACATACACCAGCACGTTTTAGAGAATTGTATTCTGAAAGAACAAGTGTAGATGGAATAGTTGAAATAAAAGTAGAAAGAAATAAATGGATATCCAAACATAGATATGTATGGGAACAACATCATAATAGAAAAGTCCCGAAAGGTAAGGTGGTGATATTTCTAGATGGTAATAAAACTAATTTTGAGATAGATAATTTAAAACTAATATCTAGAGGAGCATTATTAATCTTAAATAGAAAATATAGACACATACTAAAAGATAAAGAATTAATGAGATCATGTGTTGATTTAAGCGAATTAATATACGCAATAGGTAAGAGAAAGAAAACAGAAGAGGATGAAAACTAATGTAGATAAGCTAATGAGAGAGAAAGAAATAACTAACAAGGAGTTAGCAACATTAACAGGATTACATGTAAAAACAATACGTGAAGTACGTAAGGGATTAACAGCAACAAGATATAGTACATTAAGAAAAATATATAAAGTATTAAAGGAGATTAAAAATAATGATTAAAAGAGTAATAAAAATTGAAACAACAAAAGAAATGGTAGCAAATGATATTAATGAATTAATTACAGGAAGTGACATAGATCAAGTATTACTTGAGGAAAATGAATATGTAGTAGATGTTCAAGTTTTAAATGTAAATGAAACAATAATAGCATTAGTTAAGATAGGAGAGAAATAATGGATATTAAAGAATTAGGGCTTGAGGTAAAAGAAAGCCGAATAGAAGGAATATTAAGAGAAATAAAAGAAGAGATAGCAAAAAAAGATATAAGATTTATAAAATTATCAGATATTCACGGAAGAGACATTTATATCAATACTAATGAGATTATATCGATTCAAGAAGATAGTGAAGATATAGATAAAGGAACGATAACAAATATTACCGCAAGATGGGGAATGTTGTTAGTATTAGCAACACCTGAAGAAGTATTAGAAGCTATTAAAAAAGCATAACAAAAAGGAGAAAATAGATGAAGAAGATAATATTTACAATAACGACAATTTTAATGATTTTAGTATTTGGAGGGTATGCATCAGCTAATGAAATTAAGGTAGAAAAACCTGATGTAAAAGTAACAACAAGCGGGGATAGATTTAGCCCTGTAAATGTTGAATATAAAACTAAGTTTAGCGACGATTTAAAAATTAATAGTGGGGATAAGGTAATATTCAACCTACCACAAGAATTAAATTTACAGACTAGCTATAATTTTGATGTAAAAGGAACAGAAGGAAATGTAGTT